CCCCCCACGAAGTTATCTGTAATATATTGATACATGATTAAATAATTTAAGTTACGTACAAATATAATAAATTATATTAGATGGGGGAGGGAAGATACCAAGGAAGGGTGGCTGGCGTCATACCCGCCGGGAAGGCTATAAGGGATGGGAGCCAGCCCCGTTCTATTGGGTCAGTAGGGTGTATGATCACTCGATGTCACGTACAAATCGAACAGAAGAGGTTAGGCGCTTGTATCGGGTGAATGTGCGCCCATTGTTGAATAGTACGATCCATCCGGAGTTGGAGCTATGCTCTGAACTAGACCAATAATATCTGGTATCTAACGGCTGTCCACCAATAGCCAATAACGCGTTATTGACGCTAATCAAGTACATATATATCAATGAAAGCTGACCACATGATGGGATATACCAATCATCATATCCTTTAGCGTCAGCACTAGCTAAGAACGTATTAAGTACATGACCGGCTGTCGCATAGGAAGTATAAGAACCGCCACCGGTAGTCACCCCTTTTAATACATTGGAATTCGCTTTCCCATCCCAATCAGATAAAGCCCCATTCGTCCAGGAGCTAACATCATCCGGAAGATATGGAGTACCTTTGTATGAATCTTGCTCAGGTTTCAGGAAACCAAAATCATTGCTCCCGTCTACTTTGTCATAATTTGTAATGCCGGTCTGATCCGTACCATATTCACCCCAATAAAAAGAGTAAGTCTTGTTAGAAGAATTGGGCAAACCGGACGTGGCTGTTTTGTAGCTTTGATTAGAATCTTCATTCTTCTCAATCATGATCTTATGATCATCATGTACAATAGCTACGGATATACATTGATAATCCGCCTTTGACAAAGGTATTAATCTACCATCCTGTTTAACGGCATAAACGCCATTATCAACAGGGGATTTATAACTTGAATAAAATCTCCTCCTTATCATAAGAATAAATTTTTACGAAGGATATAAATACCCCCCCCTCATGTATTTAACTTCTTTATTTATAATATATTATGTTTTAATTATATCGCAAATATAACAAATTAAATGAGATGGAAGGTGATATGGTTGTGAGGAAGTATGAGGGATATTCGGGGAGGATGATATGCGGGACGTTATTGGAAGGATGAGGGTATTGTTTGGGGTATGCGGGACATTATTGGAGAGATGAGGTGGGGTATGATGGGAGGGGGATATGCGGGACGGACCACCTCCCCGAAATCGGCCCGGCCGGGCTGCCGTTTTTGGACCAGCCCCCCCAATCCACAAAGGACGGGAAACAAGAACGGTAAACGATATGCGAGCCGAAAAAGAATGATTATTTTGTGTTTAACTTGTTGATTGTCAATCATATAAATCAATATTTTAATATATGTTTACATTTGATTAGATTTATTACATATAATCGTCGAATTTTTATTGAAAAATATTTGTTGAATAATAAAACATGTAGTATATTTGCTTCTGTAAGATAACAGCATTAACAAACAAGGCGTACCAGGTGCCATTATAAGTCCTAAAGGTATAGGCAAAGTATATGATAAGTAAAGAGATTAACAAAGTACAGAATGAAGTTAAAAAATCAAACGAAAAGACATTAACAGGTGCAGTAAAAGCTTGGTGCAACCTGTTTAAATCTGGTAAAGAAATAAACGACATACTAAAAGAAAATGATATTAAAGTATCAAAGGAAGTCGTTCCCGCTTTGGTTGCTTTAGCTAAAGACAAGGAAGTCGTAATACAACTTTGCAAAGAAATACTCCCACGAGTAAATAATACGTTTTGTGCATACAAGGAAGTAGAACGTGAATACTATGATAAAAACGAACAGGATAAAAACAAAAAGCTTAAAATGAGTGAAATAGAGGATATAGCAATACTAGGATCGTCTCATAAACGCTTTGGATATAATGAGCCTATAGAGTACGATTTTGGCATATATTACGAAACGTTTAATGGCACTGACAAACGTATTGTGAAATGTGCCGTGCCAATAAAGCGGTACACATTTAGTCTTATTGCAAAATGCGTCACATACTACCTAACTCACCCTAAAAATGATAGATAGTATCATTTGCCCCTATATCTCTATATATAGGGGCGTTATGGTGGCAGCGCCTGTACGTCCCCGTCGTGCCACTGGACTAGACTAAACAGGTAGGATCTTTAATTTATTGATATAAACATACACAGGTGGGTAGTGTTACGATAGCCTGTGTAGATAGGCCGCCGCTTAACAATGTGGTTTAAGTATTACCCTAGTCCAGGATAGTGCTATTATCTTTTGGTTTATATCGATCTGGTAAATACGCTAGGTCAACCTAGTAGGCCGTGTAAAAACACGGGGTATATTGGTGTATATACGCATGTATAGGGCGTATGTTGGTATGTTGTGTGAGTAGCTAATACCAAGTGTATTACGGTGTTATCTCCGTGCCAGTATATCAATACGACGTATGTTAGGGCAGCTTAAATACCTAACATATGTACGGATAGCAAATAACAACCCTTATAAGGGTATTTTGTGCGGTTAAATTGACGGACAAAGTGCGCCTTGTCGGTATGTATCACGGGTAACGTATGTGCATATCTGGCCGGCTTCGTTGTCGGCAAAGGGACGAAACCAAAGAAAATAGGGGGGGGCGTGCGGGCGTTCGGCTGGTAGTATCGATAACGCCGGCCGTATTGTCCCCGGCTTACCGTTTCTTATTGGTGCCATTTAAAACTAATAAATTATGTATAGGAGAAAGTTTGACAATCTGAATAGAAAGCTAGCATTTAGAAAAGAAAAGGCTTTAGAGGCGGTTAAAATAGCTCAAATGGAATTTTACGTTGAGCTTACCAAAGAACTACACAAGTCTAATAAATTAGATTGCAGTAGGGAGTCGGATAAGTGCAGACGTAAGCGTGTTAGTTACATGGCAAACAAATTGCGACAATAGATCGTTTGTTTTTATTTGATTTTAAAGTTTGTGCCCTTCTGTACTGTAGTGATATAGGACGGGAGGGCTTTTTTGTGCCTATATTTTACAAAATGATAGCATATTAATATGTTTTACTTACACATAAAAGTGTTGAGGCGGTAAATTTTAAGCCTTAATCGTAAATGTGTAAGTAAAATGCTTTATTATGTATCATTCTGTATATATTTATATCCATGCAGGCGGGTATATTGTGCCCTTATGTATGGTTTCGTGCGTGAATCGATCCTAAAAGGTATATAATAGGCGGTACTTATTGTATATTTTTTATCTATATCTGGGCTTATCTTTCCTTAGAGGTAGCTCTAAGGCTTGATATATATTATATTGTTGATACTCAATTAATTATATTATTTGGGTATTGTTTCTAAGTTACGGATACTTATTGTATATTTTTATGGGTATATTTATATATTTCGTACTTACCTTGTTTTGTGGTTACATGGCGTTTGAGTTGGGGCGGTATGTTATAGCTACGGGCGACGCCCTGCCTTTAATCATAGTTCTTTTATTGGCTTTATTATCAATACATTGCATAAAGCAGATATATAAGGCAATCAAGAACAAAGACCTCGATATCCTAGACTGAACGGGCGTTCCACGTGGAACAATCGGGAGGAAGGTCTCGGGTTTTATGCTGGGAGTTGGTGGGGTTGGTTTGTTTTGCGGGAGGGTGCACCTCCAAACAAGGGAAACCAAGGGAAAACCAAGGGAAACCAAGGAAACAAAGAAAACCCCTTCAATCAACAAAAGAAATACCTTCCAATCAATGGGAGTATCTTCAATCAATAGGATTCCTTTCTAAACAGGGGTAATACTTTACCGTTAAGTGGAAACGCAAAGCGGTTGCGAGCGATGGTGGGTAGGGTGTTATTGGTGGTAGATATTGTCTGTTGGTGTGGGAGTGATGCGGAGGGAACCAAGGGAAACGAGGGGCGGCGATGGCGTGGGGTCGGCCCCGCTGGTCGCCCGTTCCCTGTTTTCCTTTGGCGGTAGTGTAATATTAAAAATCTGATAGTGATATGACGAGAGAAGAAGCAAGGAACGTATTTGGCGGTAGTATAGTAAATAATCTGCTGTCGTTAGGGGCTGAGCCTACCAACGTGGTAAGGCAAGACGGGTTGATAGAATGGAAGAGTGATGGATATATAGAGGTAGGAGGCGTACAGGTATGGGCTTACTATTATTTCGAGGATGGTGAGGATGTTGATAGATGTGATTGGGAGGATCATATGGAGATAGAGGTAGAGGAATGTTGGATTTAAAATCGGTTGATATGAGATTCATTTATTTAATGGAGCTTAGAGGAAAGGATATATACGTAGGCGACAAGAAGTGCAAAAGAGTAAAAATATATGTAGGCAGACCGTTGAGGGATACGCCTAAAACCTATAAACAAATAGGCGGATTTGTAGCAAAAGAACTATCCAACGCTTATAACAGCGGTTGTGTTTCCATCTATGAAGCAAAGGATAAAACGCTCAGATATTCGGTTTATCGAGACGGTTGTTTTTATCCTTATTACGGGAAATTAGAGGTGGCAGAATAATACCAAGGGGAACGGGCGGCTGATCTGCGTGGCGATACCTTCGCTGGTCATGCGCCGTCCTGTCTCGTGGGACGAGCTAAAAAAATGAAGATATGAGAAAATTGCAAAAAGAACTTTTAAATAAAAAGATGTCATTGCATCAGGCTCTTATGTCGATGGATGTATTGAATCCTGATTATGACAAATTGAAACGGGAGGTGAATCGTTTTGACGACATATACGATAGATATATGTCGTGTTGTGGCTATACTAGATACTGGTATATAGCTGGGAATAACTACTACGGAAATTATCATGTGGTTGGTGTCTGGTTGAAAGGCGATCGTGACACTTTAGAAGGATATAAATTATATACCAATAGAATAGAGGCTGAGTTAGTATGTAATCATTTAATAACTGATTGACATGTATAATATAGAATTAGAGGCTATCAATGGAAAGGGGAATTAATGTAAAAGCCTTAATATTTAAGGGTAAGAAAGAGATTATCCTATATGCGGATGCCATAGGTACGTCGGATCTGGATTCCCCGTATATAAGTATTGACACTGAATGGGTTGGCAGGATATTCAAGCATTTCCCGGAAAAAGCGTGGAATAATACTATCATAAACATGAATATATGTGTTGAGTACGGAACTGGTGATATATGGTATTCTAGGGTAAGGACATTTGAGGGAGGCTGTTGTTCGGAATATATTCTTACATCTCGAAAACCTAGAAAGAATAACCGGAGAGAGTTTGTGAATAATCCCGAAGATCAATTATTGGGTTTTGATACGGTAAGGGAGATTGTATTTGGGATGGAGAAAGAATTGAGCATTGATGAGAGTGTTAATGTGAAATTCGATTATGAGATTATTTGAGGTGGTTAATGATACCAAGGGGAATGCGGGCGGCTGTGGGGAGGCTGGACAGGCCTTGTCGCCAGCGCCGTCCCTTTTCCCTTGGAAACAATAGAAATAAATATGGACGAAATAGAACTACTAAGATTACAGGATGAAGCGCTATCTTACCTTCGTGATAATATTACAAAGGATGAGGCGTATTATATCCTTACGACCGATAAGGATATAATAGAGATTCTTATAGCTGATAAGAAGGACGGAATCAAACGTATCAAGATTCTTGATATGGAATATACTGTCGAGAAGGATGATATGTTATTGTTATTCGATACTGATGGGATAATAGACGAATGTCTTTTGGTTGCCACATACATAGGGGTAAATATGTATTTTCGCAGACAAGATGTCAACGCTATTTTGAATAATATCAATAGAGAGAAAGTTATGAAATATCCTTACATAGCTATTCAGTTAGATAATATACAGACTGTAGAAAAGCGTAGGGTTATATTCGAGATAACCGGTCATAGGGTGGATTATGATAAGGTGGATTTTATGTTTGTTTATTTTATGGCTAGAATATTATGAGAGCGAGAAGGACTGTGAAAGAAAGAGATATTGTGAAGATATTGGTATTCGGGTATGATAGGACGCTTATAAAATCCATTAAGGATTCCGGATTCAGAAGTATGTCGGATGTAATATCGTACGCCAATAATATGGTCGTGGATAAGCCCATTGATCATATTAGGGTGTCGAATGAGGCTCGTGGATGGTGTGGGTCAT